ATACTATTGAATCCTGAATATCTTGAAACCTAGCTTCTGTTACTAGATCTCCTGTTGTCCAATCAAACCATGCACCTGCTGCCATGTATTTTTCTCCTTAATTCTTTCTAAGTATAACTTATGTTTGTATCTATTCCTAGTTTTGATACACCTAGTATCCAAGCTCCTGTAGCAGCAGGGGATAACCCAATCTGCCAATTCCAGATCTTGTTTTTAGCATCTACTGTATGTTTAATCTTTTCAATAAACAACTCATAAGTTTCTGTTGTAGAAACTGTTGTGGTTACACTTGCCTGGACAAAGCTCCCTAAATCTAATCCTAGTGCCTTAGCCCATAAATTTACATTTTCTCTAGGGGCAAAAGTTAATGATTCTATCTGTGTTTGTGGTATGTCATTAGCTACTGTTATCTGCTCTGCAATAGATAGGACATCAGAATCTTGTATGTTTAAAGTCCCTGATTGTACTAAAACATTAGAGCCAAATCTATCTACTGAATCAGAACTTACTGCAATCTGTGTTGTACCACCTAATCTAGTTCTTTGTGCTGTATTTATAATCTTTTCATCATCATAAGAGCTTTTTATGTCAATATAGTTTAACTCTCCTCCACCCTGCCCAAAATTAGCTTCTGGAGTTGTTGTATTAGTTAATCTATAGTTTCTATCTCTAAAAGTAGCATTTCCATTAGCAGCAATAAAGAATGTGCCATTCTCTGCTAGTTCTACAGCTCTTAGTGCAGCTAAAACAGTATCTGTTTCTGGCTGTACTTGCACTTGTAGTTGCCCTGTAGATATTGCCTGATTTGTATATCCAAAGCTATCAAGTATGTTTTTAGCCCTTACAGAGCTTAATTCTTGTGCTTGTGTAAGTGTAAGCCTGGTTGTTGTTCCTAGTTTTGAGATTCCTAACTGCCAACCAAAGCTGTTTAATGTAGCATTGTTAAACAATTTAAAGGCATCAACACATTGTAATTTAGTTTCTGAATCAGATCCCTGGGCAGGATAATTAACAGGAAAGCTCTCTACAAAGCCATGAAAAAGAGTATATGTAGAGCCACCATAAGCAGCTTTTATTCTTATTCTTTTTAATGGCTGCACTTTAGATCTATTGTTTGTTGCATCATAATAATGTGTAGTTTGATTAGGAGAAAACCTATTATCTGAGTTATCTAAAACAACTATTACAGAAGCTGGGTCAAAGTTTGCCAGGTTAGTTGCTCTACCTCTAGTTATACTAAATCTTCTAAGATAAGTAGAAACATCAGTAAAAGTTTGTGAACTATCTAGTGGATTAGAGTCAAAAGCAATCTCTACTGTTAAATCAACATTAGAATCAAAAGGAACACTCATTAGCTAATTGCATAACCTTTAGAGGCTTTTCTTTTTTCTGTAACTTGTAAGAAGTCCTCAGCATTATCAGCTAAAGAAACTTCAACCTGTATTTTTTGTTCTGCAACTGCTCTTGTTATTGATCCAATATCTTCTCCTAAGAAACTAAAGCTACCACCTGTATCTACTGTAGATGGTGTTGGTCTTTGAAAGAAGCCACCTGTTGAAGCTCCTGAGCTAGGAATCAAATCTATAATTGAACTCTTCTTCCTACCCTCAATCTCATCTATTTGTTCTTGTATATCTGCTGAGGGGATCATAAAATCTTCTGGTATTCCTGCCTCAGTTAATTGTTCACTTATAATTACAGATAAAGGCTTATTATTTACTTTTTCTAATAATTCTAAATAATGTGTGTATATGTCATTAAATACATCTCCATAACTTACACCTAAGCTATCTGCTAAACCCTCTAAAGTTGCTTTAAAATCATCTGCACTAAATAAATCTGTTATCTCCTGTAGTTCATTGATAGCATCTATCTGATCCTGGATAGCAGAATTGCTATCTTCTACTGCACTTTCTAGATCAGACTCAACTTCTGCTAAAGTCTTTTTAGCATCTCTTAACTCTTCTGATTCTCTAGTTAATTCAAATTCAACATCTTTTAATTTTTCCTGTGCAAGTGCTAATTCCTCAGTTACATCTTTTCCCTGTCTTTGAAAAAAGGTTAACTCAGCTATCTCTTGTTGTAATTGTTTTTTCTGTAAAGCTTCCTCAGCTGTTGATAGTGATTCTTTTCTTTGTGCTTCTGCTACAGCATTCTTAGCCTCTTCTAACTCATTATCCTTATCTACAGTTTCTGCATTAACTTGATTAATAATTCCATAGATCTTAGCTAATTTGTTAAGAGTTGGTAGTAAGTCTTTATCTATTGTTTGCCCAAACTTTTTATTCTGTGGAATTAGCATGTTAACAATTTGTCTTGAAAGCCTTAAGCCATTGTTAACAGCAGTTAAGTTGCCCTCATATTGTGCATAATTTTTAGTTAGTTTTAAATTAGCTGCTCTTTGAGCTTCTGTCTGTAGTATGCTGAATTTTTGTTCTATTCCTAAAAGCTTTAAAAATCCTGTAATCCTTAAAAAATTATTACCTAACATCCCTGATAAGTCTACTAATTCTTTTTGGTCATCTTTAAAATCTAAAGAGTTTCTTATCCTATCAAACATATTTACAGTTCCTAAAAGTATTAAGTTTAAATCACTAAATCTTTCTATTAGTGCAGGTGTTGAATCTTCCCTTAATTCATTAAAAACTCTAAGAACTTCCCCTGCTGCAGGTATTAACTCTTCTCCAAGTTCTTCTCTTAACTCTTGTGTTGCAGATCTAGCAATTAAAGTCTGTGCTGCAAATCCTGCTGCTTCTCTAGCTGCATTACCCTGCTGTACTGCTGATCTTTCAAATATAAGTGCAGTTGTTGCTAATGCTTTTTCTTGTCTAGTTAACTCATCAGCACTACTTTTACCTGTTTGCTCAAAAGCCTTAGTTTGTACCTCAGCTTCTGTTATAGCTATACCATAAGTTTTTAGAGCTTCTCTTTCCCCTACTAAAGCTGATCTAAAAGCTTGTAATACAACACCAGATCCAGAAGTGATATTATTAAAACTAGCAATATCCCCTGCTAAATCAAATAATTCTGATGATAAGTCTGCAGATTCCTCTTGTGTGAAGCCAATACCCTGTGCAACTGAGCCAAAGACTGAGATGAGTTGTTGTGCCTCTGATGTTGTTAAGCCAAAAAGGTTAGCATTTTCTTTTAATTGTTTGTTTAATTGTTCAGCAGCTCCACCAAAAGTAGTTCCAAAAGCTCCAGCAGCTTCTTGTGCAGCTGATGCAGCCTGGATTGCTGATAATGAAAAGTCTAAAAGGGATTTACCTGCTATTGCTGCTGCACCTGCTATTGCTGCTGAGCCAAGCCCTGACATACCTGCAGAAAACTTAGCATTCTCTTTGGTGGATTTTTTGACACTCTTATCTAATTTTTTAGTTTCTTTAGATACTTTGTCTAAACCCTGTGCAGTTTTATTAGCTCCTGTAAGCTTTAAAAACATTTCTAAGGTGGCTCTAGCCATCTTTTATCTCCTCAATTTAGATTTAGCCCTGGCTTCTGTCATAGCCTTGTGCTCTTTTTTATTCTTATCTATGTAGTATAACTTCCAAGATTCAAATTCCTCAACACTCATACTTTTTCTAAGAGCATCAACAGTCATTCCTAAATCTAAAGCTAATCTAAATTCAAAAGCTAGTTCTGTATTATTCTGGAAACTGATCAGCTATGTTAGCTTGATCCTCCTTAGTCCAGGCCATACACCTATAAATCCCTACCAGGACTTTATCAACTATTGTTGGTGTTGCTTTAGAGTAAAACTCATCTACTTGTTCTAGTGTTTCAAATTCAGGATCTTTTAATCCTTTTAACAATAGATGTTTTTCAAATAAAATTTCATCTCTTATATCATCAACTTCTGATAGCTTGTTTATCTCAACTGCATCAGCTTTAGTTAAGCCTGTAACAATAACTGTTGCATCCCATTCAGAAATCTCTATTTCTTTAGTAGGAAGTGCAGGAGCATTAGATATATCATCTAATTTAAGCCTTTTCATGATGTACTCTTTTCTGTTGTGAACTACTTAAGTTTTATTTTAAACAGTTCCCTCAGTTACATCTCCAGAAACTTGAAAAGCAGCTGAAAAAGTTACAGCTCCACCTATATCAGGTGTTCTATCATAAGAAGTTAGTATTGCTTTTCCTGTAGCTTTAGGCAATCCTGATGTTGTTCCAATAGGATAGAACTCAAAATCAACTTCTGCTCCAAGTATTCCAGAAAGGTAGCCATCAACAGTTTGGTCAAATGAGCCTGAAGCAGTTAAAGTTGCATCTTTCAATCCACTAACAAAAGCTTTGCTAGAATTTGAAAATGCTGAAACCTCAGCTACATCAGCAGTTCTTGAAATAGAAACATCAGTAAGAACATTAGAAATATCTCTTAATGATCCTCCAGAGTCATCTATTTTAAAACCTGCATTCTTTCCATGTGTAAATGTTGGCATTTATCTTTCTCCTCTATATTTATTTCTGTGCAAAGCTAATTGCTGCTGTTATGCTACCTGATCCACCAAAAGTAAGAACAGCTCTTGCATATCTTGCAGGATTACTTGCACTTGTTTTAAGTTCTGATGTTGTTCCTGTTGCCTGAGTAAAAGTTATATAATCAGAAAAAGAACTGTTATCAGCACTTGTTTGTATTTTAACATCTAATGTTGGAGATCCACTTTTTACAGTACAATGAAGCACTCCTGCACCACCATTAGTGCCTGCTGCTCCATAATCTACTCCTGTTTGATTAGATGAACTTGTTATAGCTGTTGGAGTTAATAGGCTCTTACCATTATAAGCATCTCCATCAAATTGGAATGCTACTGCTACTGCAACTACTGAGCCAATGTCTGCTGATCTATCATAAGAAGTTTCAATGACATTACCAAACTCAGTTGGATTTCCTCTTGTGTAGCCAATAGGAGCTATTGAAAAAGCACTTCCTGAGCTACCTAGTTGAGCTAAAAACTCTGCATCAGCATCAGGACTTGTAGTTTCAAAATATCCTGAAAGAGTAACTGTTCCATCTTTTAAACCTGCTACATAAGTTTTAGAACTTGCTGTAAATGTTGATGTTTCAGCTACATCTGCTGTTAAAGATACACTTGCATCTGTAAGAGTTGTAGATAGATTTGTATTATCTAATAGTACAACAGCATTTTTACCATGATTAAATGTTGGCATTATTCCTCTTCCTCTTTAGCCATTTTACTATCAAATTTTACTGCAGCTTTATTCTTTATCAAACTTTTAGCAATCTTGTCTGGTACATCACAGATCTCTCCTGCTTCACACCTTATTTCTTTACCACCCTTATCTGGATAGTTACTTCCAATTAATATTTTTATTTTCATTATGCTATTACCTCTATATTGAATGTAACACCAAGAAAGCTAGTTCCCTGGTTTACTTCATACTCTCCATAATCTGTTGCACTTATAACTCTAACAGACATAGCAGCACCACCCAAAGTTGGATCACTTTCTATAGCTGCTTTAACTGAGGTTGCCCCAGAAGAGGCTAAGTAAGCATCTACACCATCTTGTGCAGTCTGTGCATCTACTCTTGATATATACACCACTATAGGTATCTCATAGGTATCTGAGCCTCTAGCCATTGTTGAATCATAGTTTAAACTATTCAATGGAGCTACTAATGCTATAGGTGGCTCAATCCAATCAGGAACATACTCATAAGCAGTTAAACCAGATATTGTTTCCAAATTATCTTTTAAACCATCTCTAATTGCTGTTAAAGTAGCCATTATTTTACACTCCTAGCTATATCTCTTGCTATAGATTCTAACATATCCTCTGCTCCTGCTTTTATTTCTTTTTGCTTTTCATAGACAACACCACCAATAAAAGGCTTCATCTTTAAACCTCTCTTAGATATTGCTCTAGCAACTAGGAAAGGATTTAATTTAGGTGTTCCCCTCTTAGCCCACTTAGCTAAACTTGATCCCTCTTTGTAAGGTGGAAAGAAAGGCTTTGTTCTCTTTACAGGACTAAAACCTCTAAAGATAGGCTTACCATGAATGAAAGGGGATGTTGGACTACTAGAAGCTAATTTAAAGCCCTCAGACATCCTTAAACTGTTAGTGTTACCTAGTTTTGCAGTAAATACACTTCTCCTGGTGTTACCTGTGTTCTTATTGCCTCTACCTGCTTGTGATCTAGGAGATGGAGGTAGGTTTAATCTTGCTAGTGAATCTTCTTTTAATTCTGCAGCTAAATTGTTAAAGAAATCATTACTTCTTTTGTTCCAGATAGATTGTGAATTGATAGATCTGGATAAATCTAAAGCTCCATTAAGAGTTAATTTCATACACCATAAAGCCTATTGTTGTTTATTGCTGTTAAGCCAACATAAGGTCTACCTGATGCAAGAGTTACTGTAGTTTTTTTAAATCCTTTAATTAAGTTTTTTACATCTGGATCAAGCTCTGAAAGAAATATAATTGGAGCTTGTCCTGTTTCTGGATTACCACTAAAGCCCATAGGACTGTTTTTTCTTTGCCAATATCTAGCACCCTGAATAAGTGATGCCTGTGCAATAGCAGCAGGAACAGGGTTACTGCCCTCTTGTATTGGACTCCCAAACTTAGCTGTTACTGATAATCCCTGTCTGTGTGATGTAGGTAGTACTTTACCTGAGTTCTCCAAAGCCATTACTATCTTTGTAAATGGTAACTTTGGATCTAGTTTGTCATTGTTATAAGGAGCTACATAGAAATCTGTGTCTATAGTTAGTGTTTCATTGACTGTACCATCAGCATTTAGTGTTTTAACAACTAAACCTGTAGTTGTAGCAATATCATCAACTTCTGCATAATCCATAAACTCACAGTCAAATAACCTGGTTTCTACATCAGAGATAGTAAACTGTCTTCCACAATAATTATCTATTGCAGCTGCAGCAGCATCAAGAGCAAAATCAATATTAGTATCTTGCCCACTACCTGTGATACCTAACCAGGTCTTTAGCTCATTCTTATCTGTATATTGATGACTCAATATCTAACTCCTTATTGTTACTTATCTTCTTGTGGTTTAACAGCTTTGTTTTCTACTTTTTTAGCTGCTTTTTTCTTAGGTGCATCAATCTTAACATCAGGCATAGGATCTCCCATACTTGCAACAAGAACACCACTTAGGAAAGGACAATTCTTACCTTTAGCAAATTTGCCTGTTTCATTATCTTTCCAAACAAAATCTGCTTCTTTTTCTATAAATTTCATATTTTTGTTCTCCTCATGGAACACAGAGCCAATAATCTCATTCTTTAGAACAAAACTATGGCTCTGTATTTTTTCCATATTAATTAACTATTATTCAATATCATTAATTCTTGTGAATGCTTGTGGTTTATACACAGCAAGAGCATACCTTAAGGAAGCCTTTACTGTAAGTATATCTTTACCAAAATCACCATCTTT